CCAACGTTGACGAGATCGCCGTTGGCGAGTGCCGCTGTGGTCGGGACATCGAGTTCCAACGACGTTGTGGTGGGTGTGTTCACTGCACCGTATTCAGCAGCAGCACCAGCGAAGCTGATTAGCTGGCCCTTCTTGGGGGCGACGGTGAAGGTACCGGTGACCACGGGCTTGATCCAGCCAGCGGCATAGCCAGCGCCGAAGTTCACGGTGCCGGGTGTGTAGGTGGTGACCACTGCGCCGGTAACCGCTGCGTACTTGAGCCCAGGTGACACGGTGAGGGTTTCAGCGCCATCATTGACGACGGTCACGCGCTGAGGAGTCATGTCACCAGCAACGGTGAGGTACTGACCAACGGTGTACGCGCCAGGGCCGAACGCGGTGATCGGAAGCACGGTGGTACCAGCAGCGCAGTTCGATGTGAGTGCTGTTGCGACTGTGGTGCTGCCGGCGGCGACCTGTGGAGTCTGCTGGCACATGAAGAAGTCCATGCCGAACTTGCGTCCGACGGACCCTTCGCGCAGAGCTGTGCCATCATCACCAACCTTCTCAGCGTTGACGAAGTCAGCGATGTTGAGCAGATCACCCTCTGTTCCGGGTGTCACAATCATGTTGCGGCCGCTCATTGGAACCTTGTTGACGTTGAGTGCTTCACGCGCCGCAATCACGGTGGTCTTGTCAACGGCGGTGCCGAGCTTACCAACGTTCGTGGCACGGAAACGATACGACTGAACCAGCACGATCTGATCGATGATTTCCGCCATCGCCAACACGGCGGGCTTCAGGAACTCAGCGACGAGATTCTTGAAACCCTTGCTCTGCTGACCGTCCTTGATGAGGAACGACACGTGAACGTGCTGGTTCAACGGCACTGGCACGTTGGTGGCGTTCGCATCCTGAATGGTGACCGTGTCACTGTCAGTCTTACGCTTGCCGCTGAAGTTCTGTGGACGACGGGTGTTCACAACATCGCCATAGTTTGCAACCACGTTCTCGAAATCGCGATAAACGAGGTTGGCAGCGATCATGTTGTTCTCAAGAATCATCAGACCTTCTTGAGCCCACAGCTCTGGGATATACGCATCGAGATCATTCTCGTACACGGTGTTCCATACCTTTGCGAGTAACTTATTCACAGTATTCTCCTAGATTATCTTTCCAGCTTTACGGGCTTCGCGGTACTTTTGCGGATCCTTCGCCAGCGTCCGCACGTCCGCAACCTTGCCAGTTGACTTAGAACTGGCACCAAGACCACCAGTACCTTCGCCCTGAAATAGATTCAGGTATTCATCCATATCCTTCATTTGCTTCACGGCTTCGGGAATTGTGATATCAATTACTACTGGCTTACCATCCTTGTCACTTGTCTCGAACTTCACCTTCGGTACCAACTCTCCTGTTGCATTACCCTCGTTATCTGTGGCAGGCACGAGGTTTGCCTTCTGTTGTAATATCGCTACGATTTGCCGCGGATTAATTGCCTTATTTTCGACGGCGGCATCAGTGATCGTCCTCTGTATCGTAGCCGTTGTATATCGATTCTTCCAATCATCTCTCTCCTTCTGTGCTGCATCAATTGTTTTCTGTGACTCCTTCTTGAGCTTATCCGCTTCCTTCTTGCTAAGTTCTTCTTTACTCAAAAGCTCATTTTGAAGTGTCTCGATTCTACCCTCTAACTGAGCCTTTTGTTCTGCTGTTAGGTTACCGCCCTTCTTTACCGTTTCGAGTTCCTTAATCAACGCTTCGTTCTTTACTTGTAGCGCCCGCTTGTTCTCTGCCATGATCTTGTTGACTTCATCCTGCGTGAAGAGCTTTACTCCTGTTTTCTCTGCTTCTTTACGTTTTGCTTCTTCCGCTGCCGCCGCATCTGCTGCTGCCTTCTCTGCGGCGAGTTCCTCTGGAGTCTTCTCTCCCTCGGTTACTGTAAACCAAGGTGTTCCTAGCAACATAATCAGCTTATACATAACACTCTCCCTAAACCCTAGTCACTGCGATTACTCTTGAATCCGGCAGATATGGCAGTAAAAGATTCCAAGCCACAATGCTAGGAATCCCTGCCAAAACATGTGCCGGCTTCTGTTCGCGTGAATAGGTAGACCGAACATTTCCGTAGCCCTGGCTCACCATGTCCAGGTTTCCTCTTTCATTTTCTATATCGACACCATCAAGTAACACATACGCTAATTCACAACAAGCATCCTTTATATCTTGTGGCACATCTACGTCACCGCCGCGTGGGAACTGTAACACTTGCAATGGATCAGTCTTTTCCCCTACGAAGTTCAACCGATCCATGTATCGTGTTGCTGTTTTCAATGCCTTATCTTGATCATTTGGTTCGCTATTATACCAAACTTGGCTATTCAAACGCTCGTTGAAATACACTGTTGCTTCTGCTAAGGAGGCGTATTGACTCATTCTGATTTCCTCCCTTTGCCTCTGGTGTTATCAGCAATTACGCGATCTTTCGTTGTGTTATCGTTTGCAGCTTTTTTCTCTTCTACACCACCTTTAGCATCTGGTGCAGCATCAACTACACCACGTGCCGCTGGATTCTCGGCCGCTGCACCTTTTGATTGTGCAATCGCAATACGTGTCAAACGTTCCACATGATCCACAGCGGCCTTTTCTGATTCACCCTTCGGGTAGCCACGGATCTCAGATGCCAACGCGGTGCTTACCAATCCGTTTTCCAGGTCCAAGTACAGCGCGTCTTGATTCAGCACAATCTCTTCTGCCTTGTCTATCTCGCCTAATATCTTTTCGAGTACATCTGCTGCTATTTTGTGACCAATGCGTACCATCACCGCTTCTTTGTATGCTGCTTTCTTGTATTCCAACGACGGTGATAGTGTAATTGATTTCTCTAATCCATCAGCTTCTTTGTTGCGTTCTTCGTCTGTCTTGATGCTGTAACGTTCCGGGTACTTGATCCTTGTTACATCTTCGCTGTGTTCGTATGCCGCCCAGATTTGTGCGATCTTACGTTCGCCGTACTCTAACTCCAGCGCGATGTAGGAAAGTCCACTCTCTAACCCACGCTCATCGAACGCCTTACTTTCTGCGGACGACCGTGTCGGGCTGATGTTGCTCACGTTGAGGTTAATCAACCGACGTATCTCTTGCTCTAGTTGTGACTGCTTCTCCATCGACACCCGCAGGGGCTCCGGCGATGGATTAATGAAGGCAGGCCGTTCAGTACCTGTTGGGTACCGACGACCTTGGCTTGCACCAACCCGCGCCTCCGGGGTTTTAGCTTGCGACGCTTCCGCCGCAGTGCCATCTGGCTTCTGTTCCAGCGTTTGGCCACCACGCATCAGATGTTGCAACTCTATGTTCGGATTGTACTGCTCCGTGTAGAATGGGTAATTCGCCTTCAATGCGTAGCTAATATCTGCACTCGCTAAGTTCAACATCGCTACTTGGTAATCTGCAACGTCGGTGAGAAGCGATGTATTGATTTCAAAGAACGCAAACGGAATTTCTGGCAGACTCAGATCGTAGACAAGCTCCTCGGGACCACCTTCCTTGTTGGTTGGTGCGCCGTTGGCATCAAAGAACTGCACGTGTACGCCTGTGTCATCTAACCACGCGAAGCGGAAGCGTTCGACTTCCGTTGTTGGTAATCCGTAGATGTCCTTTGCATAGATGTGGTCGCGTAGTACCAACGCAACGAGACGATTATTCTGATCAAAGTTCCAGTTACGGATGTCCTCGGTTCGGTATTGATAAATGTATGGACGAATGTTGTATTGTTCGGCGCGGGTCAACGGCGTAGCCGCGGGCTTATCAATCCACACCCCTGTTTTCGCCATGGTTAACAACTCAGGCAGGATCAACCGCCCGATGAAGCTGTTCATCGTGTTGCCTTGCTTGTCAACGCCACTGGCGTCTGTACCATCGCACGCGTACAAGAAGTTCGTCGGACCGTTGATGCGTTTGATGTCCACTGCGCGTTGAAACAATGCGTTTTTGATGTCGTTAATCGCGGCTTTTGCATGCGCAGGACAGTACGTGACGGATTTTCGCATCTCAAAGTCCGTATCACTTTCACGTACCGAAAGCTTTTGCAGGTACTTCATAATGAAATCATTCCCGCCCTCATATGTGAGGCGGTACTTTTCCCAATAGAAGCTTAACGCCTCGTACATTGGATGGGTAGAACTGTTGGCATTTGCTAGCATTTGTATCCCCGTTTAATTAGTTCGAGTACCGATTGTAGCGTCGGGTTCTTCACAACGTAGTTATAACCATCACACTCAATCAAGTCCCCCGAGTTAGCTTCATCGGTAATAGTTATAGAGTCTCCAGGATTCTCACCAATTAACTTTTGTGCAATTTCAACCGCTAATGGTGTATGTTCCTCATCTGCGATTATCAGAATCCTCATCAAACTACTCCACCAACCGGCTGATGCCCACCAAGTGAACCGGCTAGTTCCAAGGCCATTTCACTGTAGTTCCTTGCATGAGCGAAGTGATCCTCGACGCTTCCCGTAACGTAAACACCAACTTGGTTGCCTGTAGCGTCTTTTTTGTAAATCCTTACTGGGCTTTTAACATGATCCTTGTACTCAATGCTAAGATCCACAGGTAGCAGGATGCTTTTCAATTTGAAGCGACCCAACGACAAGTCCAACCACGATGTTCTATCTACGGTCATTGTATGTTGATCTTCATCGTGTAGGTGTATCTCTTTGCCGTTGACCGCGTTGCCATAGAAACACATGCGTACGCGTCCGTAGAACCGCTGTGCGAACTCCAGTGCCTTGCGACGCTCTGGGTTTGCATCTATGACGCAAAACAACACTTTGTATTGCATCATCAACTCATCTAACTGTTCGAAGTGCTGAACCTTACCTTCTTTCAACACCTTACACGTTGTTGATGTGTGGATGTCGGAGCCGCTTCTGTTGATGAACCATTGATCAACTTCGTAGTGTAGCCACCCACCAACGTCCACGCCCATCGTGATAAACGACCCGGCCTTCATATCAGGGTAACTCTTGTAACCACCGGTACATTCGCTTATCATCGTGTCGGTGATTCTTGAACCACTTACGATGTGTGGCACGCCGAGTTTGCTGTTGTAGAACTCTTGCTCGTCGCTCGGGTCACGTTGTGCTTTGATGTAGCTAATCGCTAGTTCGTAGGGCTTCACTGTCGTTGAGTACAACTGATTAACGTGATACCCTTTGTCCATTTTGTTCGTAAACGTCGGGACCCATTCTCCTCCGGCGAGCCACTCGTGCTTCGTTTCGTGCGGTAACGTTACGCCACACTCTTTACACTTTATGTGCGTGTTCTTTATCGCTGGATCCGTGTCGTCCTCACTGGTTATAACGAGGCACTCAGGGAACACAAGTTCCGTCATCTTGTTACAACCCGGACACTTGAAAAGATAGTGGTCTTGCGACGAGTTCCTGTAGTAGTTATTGATTCCATAGTTATCTATGGTGGGCGTTGACAGCAACAGCTTCTGTTTTTCCAACTGCCCGCTGACACGTTCAAACGCCAGCGCAATGTTCTTTAGCACCATCACATCGACCTCGTCGAATATGAGTAACGACGCGGGGATACTGCGTAGCTGTGATTCTGACCGGCTTCCCCTTATGAACAAGTTGGCGCTTCCCGACCGCTTATGACCTACGTTCTTGACATCGACGAACAGGCTGTTAAGATGCGGTGACAACTCCAGTGCCGGATCAAACCGGGAACTACTAAAGTCACTCGCGTCCGGCGTCGTTGCCGGCAATATATACATCACGTTGTGATTTAGAATATCAATATGGAAAAAGGCGCGGTTCAACGCCCACTCCGTGAATCCCATCTGTGCAGCTTTCTGTACCACTATCGTTTCCGTTTCATCGTCGTGCGGCTGCCGGAGCCAGGGGTGGTGTTTGAAACTCCACGGACCCGGATACGGTGGTCCCATGACCCTGTAACTTTCGCTCCACCGCGAACAAACGTTAATGCTTTTACGTTGCAACCCGCCCGCCAGGTGTTTCTTCAGATCCCTCAACAGCGTCGCCCGGGTTGATCGAACGTGCAATTGTTGCATAAATGGCCTCGCTTATCCTGGATAACACCACTTCGTCGGTGATATGTGTACTGATCAGGCTAATCATTTCGGAACCGAATTGCATAATAGCTTGTTTGTCAAGCAGGCTCCCCGTGCTCAACTCCAGCTTGTGACAGCTCGTCACAACCTTTTCAATTTTTAACACGAGGTCGCTGATGGGACCACTTTGGTAAATCAGGTCCATTTGATCACGACACTGGTTCAGCCTCTCCTCCATAAGCATTCGTAGAATCGCGATTTCGTCACGTAGCGACTTTATCTCGCCACTATCCCCGAGCTGTTGCAGCCGTGCATTGAAGCGTGTGAGTTGGTAGTTGCGCAGCGACTGCTTCACTTTTGCTTCGCCGGCTTTGTTACCGCCGTGCATCATGCAGAACTTTGACCCCTCCGCAGCCGCCCCATTACATTGGCCTTTCGGGGTTACTGCTTGACACCGATTTGGAGAATCAGCCTCAACTAATCTTATGTTATCCATATGATTCCTTAATCACGAGTTCCTGACAGCCGCCGTGATGACTCCCTATCTTATATTACGGGATAGCGTTGCGTTTTTCAAGTGAAAAATAAAAATATTTTTCGTCCGCGATTCATGATTATGATTGTGTTGATCATTAGAATCAATGATGCTCTGACCCACCCTCCCGGGTCCGGCCTAATGCGTCACGCTTCCTGTGTAGCGCGTCCAGAGGCCGGCGCCAATAAATTTCAACTGCCTGACAAAAAGTGGGGCGCGGGCGGAAATTTGTGTAACACCTTGTTACAGTGTAAACTTTTGACCCTCCCTGTAACGTGACGTTACACTTGTAACGTGGTGTTACATTTGTAAACTCTCGATACACTTGTAACGTGGCATTACATATTATCTTTTTCTTTTTATTCGATATTTGGCACCGGTTTTGCATTGCACCTTTGGCACACCGTTTGAATCTATCATTCTTTTTTATTTTTCCATTGTTTGCCGATACCCTTGACGTAGACTGACCGTGTCCCGTATAGGGTGGGACTCTTGCCAGGAGACCGATCATGAAGCATGATAGCCTACACCTAATTGAAAGCTATAACGCACGCGGCGGATGGCTTCAAGAATATGAGCAAATTTTTTATGAGGAAGATCATGCGGTAGTTATTCATTTCACTATGATAGCCAATAAGCTATATAACTATTCAATAATAGTTCGGCATAGTGAAACCGAAAAGAGCGTATACTTAGATAACTAGCATATAACGTCAAGACTCATCGGCCATGGCGCAAGCCATGGCCGATCTTTATGTTACACCGGATGTTGCTGATCAATTTTGGTGAATAACCAAAAAAGACCTTGACAAACAAGAACCACGTTGTAGGATAGAGGAGTAAAAGAAAAGAAAGAAAAGAAAAAAGACCTTGACAAACAAGAACCACGTTGTAGGATAGAGGAGTAAAAGAAAAGAAAGAAAAAAGAAAAAAAGACCTTGACAAACAAGAACCACGTTGTAGGATAGAGGGGTAAAAGATATGAAAACACTCATTCAACAGTTACAAGAGAAAACAAAAAACGTAACAGTTAAACGCTGGTTGCATCTTTGGCTTTATCTTGCATATTGTTCTTGCTCTTTTGACGATAGGGCAACAGAAGAACTAGAAAGGTTGCAAGGTGAATTATGAAACCGGCTTTCTCCATTATCTACGCCAGTAAAAAACCTTGCCTTGCTAAAAAGAGCAGAACAAAAGACGCAAAAGCATACTACCGGGAAACCTTTCTCTCTCATTCTGACGCTATTGCAGAAAGCACAATTGACTTGCAAAGAATGACGCGCCTTGAACGCAAGCGCGCAAAGTATCTTGACCGCATTGCGAAAGGGTTACACTGTAGGGAATAGCAAAAAGACATAGGCAAAGGGCGAGAGCCTATAGGTTCCTTGTGTCACCTATAGGACAGGGGAAAGGGTGTGGTGCCCTACACACCAGCAAGTATGCGGAAAGCCGACCGCACTAATTGAGACGGGGAACCGGAAAGCCTGGGTGCACGGTGCGACAGGCTAACCCCTGGAGGAATGGGATGCCAAAGCCGGTGGCGCGACCTGCCAGCAAAGTAGCCACTACCCTGAACATCGGGCAAGAGCGAAGGCGGTCCGAATTTGGCCTGACTCGGTCGCGAGTGCCTTCCTGCCCCTCTCTCCGGGTGTAACATTTCGTTACTCTTGAGAGGGAGGGAACCTATGGCTACCATGCTCGCCAAACAACAGGAATTTGATGAATTGGCGCACCGTGCGTCGGCCCTTGGCCTGACGCTACAGGCCGGCTGCAAGGGTCCGATACCGGACGCACTTTTCCACACCACGTATCTCGTCACCAAAGATGACATCCTCATCCTACACACCGACGATGACGTTTTCATCAAAGCATATCTGAACCTCATGGAAATGATCCACGAAATCAACAAGTTGCGTTGCAACTAACTCCGGGTATACGCCCGGAGAGAGGGGCAGGAAATTCCTGGTGCGTCGGCCTCTGGCCTCTTAGAAAGGCCAGTATGCACAGACTCTACGCCATGATTATTGTCCACCATGCCATGCTGTCTTATTGGGATTGGTATCGGTGTTGTAAGGCATTAGGCTTGACGCAACGTGATATTCGCTTATGGCATCGGCTACTTCACTGAGGCCAGAGGCCGGCGCATCAGGATAGGGGCAAAAAGATGGGGTTGCGGTTCGGTCGCATGGTAGGAGAATACCATGTTGAATTTCGAATTGCACAACGACCGCGCTTTTCATCTCAGCAAGATCCTTGGCATGGCTCCCGGCATGGGAACCTGGAACAAGGAAAGCAACATCCTCGTGGCCAAAGGTGTGAAGGGCACGCCGAACGTGGCGCGCACCCTGCGCTCCTTGGTGGACGCGGAGAAGAAGTACCGCGTGGCCGAAGGCAAGACCTTCACCGGTGCTCAGATCGTGGAATTGGCCGAGAAGTACGAGGCGGCCAATGCCGGGGAGCCTTGCTACAAGGTGTTCATCGGCAACCACCGCGCTTGTGGCTTGGTGCTTGGCTCCATCATCTACGGCTACAAGACCGAGCCGCAAATGATCGAAGTGGATCCGAACGAAGGCGCAACGCTGTCCATCAACAGCCACGCTGGCAACCGCTACACGTCTCCGCTGGCCTACGAGGAGACGCTTGACCTCGTTGTGGCGCAGGTCAAGGCCGGCAAGTTCACCCAGGAAGTTCAGGTCCGCAAGCTGTTCGGTGACGGGACCGGCCAGAAGCTGTGGGCGCACCAGAAGCTTCTCACGCTGGGCGTCGAGAAGTCGAAGGTGCTCCAAACCAACAAGGAGGAAGCGCGCAAGGCCGCCGAGACGCTCAATGCCGCTGACGCCATCGACAAGGTGCTGGTTGCCAAGGCCGTCGAAGGCTCGAACAAGGGCAAGGTGCTCAAAGGCGAGGCGATCCGCAACAACCTGAACATGTGCCTTGGCGCCGATCCGGAGGCCAAGGACGACCTCACCATCGCGCTCAAGGGCATCTGCGAGAACAACGAAATGGCCCTCATGGCCGTCATCGTCCGGCACTTCAAGGTCGAAGGCAAGCCGGAAGCGAAGAAGGGCAAGAAGTAGCACCAAGGGAGTCAAGAGGAAGCCTGTGGCTGGCTGTGTCCAGCTAGGCAATGTTATACCCTAGATCATGTGCCTGAACTAGCAACCCCGTCTTTCTGCCCCTATAAATGGCCTCCAGCCTCCGGCCTCTGGCCAATGGCTTGCCCACCCTGGAAGGTGATAGGCAAGCCGGCTCTTAGGCGGAAGCGGATTCTTCCAGCCGTATCCGTGCTTACGTTGCGCCCTACAAGGCGCAATGAGGCCGGAGACTGGAGGCCATTATTACCGTGATGGCTTCTAGCCAATGGCCCACATAACACGGGTCGGCGACTTGGTTGCAAGCCTTTGCAATGCTCCGTTTGCACCGTGATGCAATGAAGCCATCACAACCAAGGCCGTACAATGCGCCACCAGACGCAGGCGGCCTTGGTTATTTAATCTTTTCGGGTAGGAAGGCAAATGCTATAGACTGGCCTCCGGCCTCCGGAGGAACAACAATGGAAAATGCACTAAGCTGGCTCACCGGATGGCAAGGAACAATACAAGAGAAGCTACACGACGTAAGAACCCTTCTTTGGGAGGCCCGAACTACAAATGATGCGGCACGGATCGCCAAGCGTGAAAGTCAAATCGATGCACTGCTTCAAGCGCAAAGCGAACTAACCCGGCTGATTGAGGAAATCTTTTGAGGCCGGAGGCCAGTCTATAGCATAAATGGTGCGGGCCTCCGGCCTCTGGAGGACTGACAATGTCTAAAGCCGACAAGCTACGCAAGCTCATCGACTGGTTGCACACCAACGGGATTCGAGAATCCGAGCAAATGCAATGGTCATTCATCCGGCTTTTTGAAGCCTGCAAACTAAACAGCACAATGAATCTTTCTGACGACGATCTCTTGATTTGGGCAATCCTTTAGCCAATGAGGCCGGAGGCCCGCACCATGCACCGGCCTCCGGCCTCTGGAGGCCCACCATGAAAAACCACTTCTACGCTGTCCACAAAGGCATCAAGGCCGTCGAAGGAATGATTGTCGAATCCGGCTTTAGTACCGAAATCATCAACATAACAACCCACGCGCTTTATCAACACCGTCGAGTAATGGCTTTAACTGCTCTGCAACTCGGACTCATCGACGAGGAGGAATTTGAGGCTTTTTATTATTAATCTTTTGAGGCCGGAGGCCGGTGCATGATTTCGTAAATCATCGGCAATGGTGCCGATGTCCTACAAGGAGGCTACAATGGTTACCTGGGAATCCCCGTATGACGAATGGAGCGACTATGACTAACCCCGAAAGGGGTTAGTTATTTTAAGGGCAAAATTACACCAAGGCGTAGTAGCCTGGGGTTGTGGCACGGCGAGGTCTCTAACATTGCGAAGCAATGTTAGATTTCCTTAATCACGCCTCCGGCCTCACGCCTCCGTGCACGCATAATCACTTCACATAATCACTGCGGAATGGTACATTTCAATGTCTCCAGAGGCCGGAGGCCGGCCTGTTTACGGAAATGCCCTCTTTTATAAACCAGATTAAAATGATTTTTGACGGGTCTCTGTAATTAAGGCCGCCGCACCCGACTCTGGCCTGTGGAGACATGACGAGAAATGCTACTTTCACCACAGATTATGGTGATCATCCATTTCGGGTAGGCTGGTTTCAATGATGTGATTTTCTTGATCACGATTACCGGCAATGCCTAATTAACAGCAATCCCTTTCCATAATCACGACTCTTGGTCAACTTTTATAATTCCAAATCCCTAAAAGTTACTACTATTTTACTACTACTTTTATAACTCCTTATATCCCTTATAGTTACTAGAATACTAGAATACAACTTTTAATAAGCATATAGGGAAAATAATGCCCCTATATAATCCCTGTGGCCCTCCTAAAATTCCTGTAACTTGTATTCCGGTAACTTTTCCGTGTAAATGCGTGTTGCTCCGGGCCTTACAGAATTACAGCTTTTTCAAGAGTTGTAATGCCGTCTGGCCTCTGGCCTCCCGACACGCCGTAAAACCTCACCAAACAAACAGGGACGGGGCAAGGTTCAATCCTTGCCCCGTCCCTAGTGCTTTACCTATCCCCGGCGTCAGCGTTGCTCATAACCGATTCGTGATGATGCCGTCCGTCAGTAATGCGTGATTCCCCGGCACGCCGGCCGCCCACGGAGCATGATTAAAACAGATCCTCAATGCTATTAAGCATGATATGGGATGCCCCGCTTTCGGATCTCCCGTTTGCCGCCGTAAGGGTACTGATGCTGGTACTGATGCCAATGCATTTGTTACCGGCCACAACAGGCGCTCCCGACAACCCAAGCTCTAGCGGAGCGGTGCTCCGCACACTGATTTGGGTAATCTCGCCGTGGAGCACCGTAGGTGCCCCACGTAATGTCCCCTGAACCGTGATGCGCTGTCCCACGTGGGGCGCTTCAAACGAAGCAGGCATGGCGATCAGTTCCCCGGTCACCGGGATCACGGCGGCATCATCCCGGTGGCGGGGCGCTCCAAGCGTAGCTTGGAGCCTCTTGCCGTTTTGCCAGAGCGACAGCTCCCCGCCCTCGTTAATGATATGCCAAGCAGTAACGACGTATCGCTGGCCTCTGGCCTCGATGACGCATCCCACTCCTGTGGAGTAAATGCCGTCCCGCAATGCCCGGACCTCGACGACGGGGGATGTGGCAACGACGGGCGAAAGGTCAATGGCCTCCGGCCTCTCGGTAACGGCTACTGGCGTTGCGGCCTCCGGTCTCCGGCCTGAACATCCTACCAACGCAAGCAACCCAATGATTAACAGAATCCTCATTTTCTTAGCCTCCTCATGGCCTCCGGGTACGTGCACAGCGGTGGCACATCCACCAATGGCAACGCTATCTCGGGGTGTTCATCAACGGTGTCCTCATATAGGGCACGGGCATCGGTGATGCTCGTTTCTCTCCACGCCACAGGAGGATTCATAAGATCAATGAAGATGTAACTAAGCCCCAACAGCTCCAGCTTCGCTTTGGCTGCCTCGCACTTCGGGCAATTGGCTTTGCCGTAAATGGTTATCATTGGCTCCGGCCTCAACAGACTGGCCTCCAGCCTCCGGAGGCGGTAGCGTTTTGATAGGCTTGAGGCTACCCGTAGCATCAAGACGTGCTTGCGCCTCGGCGACTCCGGCGGCGCGCTTTTGCTCATAAAGCAAAAGGCAACACCGCTTGGCCTTCTTGCCCGAACCACAAATACACTTCTCATTGCGTTTCGGTAACCGTGT